TTATTGATGAAGCAGATAACACAACCCCAGATGTACAACTCCTCCTACGGGCGTCTATTGAGGAGTTTAGTCGTAACTGTCGATTCATCTTCACTTGTAACTACAAAAACAAAATCATCGAACCTCTCCACTCCCGATGTGCCGTTGTTGACTTCAATGTCCATGGAAAAGAAAAGGCAAACCTTGCTGCAAACTTTTACGAGCGCCTTCAGAACATTCTACAAGTAGAAGGTGTAGCATATGAACAAAAAGTATTGGCAGAACTTATTAACAAACATTTTCCAGACTGGAGAAGAGTTCTCAATGAATGCCAAAGGTATTCGGTGGGGGGAAAAATTGACTCAGCAATTCTTGCATCTTTCTCAGACATCTCTGTAAACGAACTGATTAAAAAGTTAAAAGAAAAAGATTTTCCTGCTGTTCGTAAATGGGTAGTTAATAATCTAGACAATGACTCTAGTGTGCTTTTGCGTAGAGTCTATGATGCATTACAAACATCTGTCGATGGTCCCTCTCTTGCTGCCGCTGTTCTTATAATTGCAAAGTATCAATATCAGATTGCATTTGTTGCTGATCAGGAAATCAATCTTTTGGCAGCATTGACTGAAATTATGGTGGAGTGTAACTTTAAATGATTAATCCAAAACTTTTTGATTTTCCCTCTATTTTTGGAGTAGTTAAATCTACTAGTGGTCTTAAAAGAAATCAAACAAGACCTTTGAGAGCAGAGGTGCAAGAAATTGCTATTGCTAAGTACAGTGGTGGGCAGTTGAAGTATGTTGGTGATAAAGAAAGTGGTAAAGATTTTTATGGTATTTTAGATAACCTTTATTATGAATCTAAGGGGATGGATGGGTTATTTCAAAAAACAGTTCCTTATACTAAAGAAATCACTCTTAAAAACTTCCAAGGTAAAAATCTAGGTTTACCTGAAAAAACATTTGATTATATGTTACTTTGGGATACTAAAAATTATACTGTCGGTATTTGTAGTTGGGATTCTTGTATGAAGAATGTTCAAGTTAAAGATGCTGTGGTTTCTTTTAGAGTCAATCATGATGATATTGAATTTTTAGTGAGGGGTGTTAAACCAAAAGAGAAAGAAGATTTTGCCATTAAACTACATGATTTGATTGAGGCAGTCATATGAAACCCGTTAGTCAAAAACAACTAAAAACTCCATTGAGGTATCCTGGCGGCAAGTCCCGTGCCTGCACTAAGATGGATCCTTATTTTCCAGATCTCCGAGACTATGATCAGTTTCGAGAACCATTTCTTGGTGGTGGAAGTGTTGCGATTTACATCACTAAGAAATGTCCTTACCTAGATATTTGGGTGAATGATCTTTATGAACCTCTTGTAAACTTCTGGCAGCAACTCCAGATTTTTGGAACTGACTTAAAGGATAAACTGGTAGATCTTAAATCGACGCACAATAATCCAGCATCCGCAAAAGAACTGTTCCTAGCAAGTAAGGAGAAGATCAATGAGCAAAGTTTGCCCAGTCTTGATCGTGCTGTGGCTTTCTATGTTGTCAATAAGTGTAGTTTTTCTGGTCTCACGGAGAGTTCATCATTTTCAGAACAAGCCTCCAACGCCAACTTTAGTTTGCGGGGCATCGAAAAACTGCCTGCGTATTCTGAATTAATTGCAAATTGGCGTATAACTAATTACTCCTATGATTATCTAATGGATGGAAACAAAGGTGCTTTTATGTATCTTGATCCTCCTTACGCTATTAAGGATAATCTCTATGGGCATAAAGGATCAATGCATAAAGGATTTGATCACGATAAGTTCGCTGTTGACTGCGATGCTAATCCTATGGATCAGTTAGTTAGTTACAATTCTGATCAACTTGTCAAAGATCGTTTTAAGAACTGGAACGCTGCTGAGTTTGATTTGACTTATACAATGCGTTCCGTTGGCGAATATATGAGAGACCAAAAACAACGTAAAGAACTTTTACTTTTTAATTATGGATTTAAAGGACTGGCTCAACTCTATTAATCACACAAAAGAAAATTTGATTGAGGAAGATGCAACTTTAATCAAACAATATCCACCTTTCATTGTTAATAAATGTCTCTCTGGATTTGTTGATACAGTTCTTTATGCAAACGAAATGAACAAGTATCATTTCTTAGATAAGGACATGCAATATTCATTTTTACTAAATAGTCTGAGGAGGCGCAAGAGATTTTCTCCTTGGCTTCGAAAAGATAAAATTGAAGATCTTGAAAGTATCAAAACTTACTATGGTTATAGTAACGAAAAAGCACTGCAAGTTTTAAAAATTTTATCTCGTCAACAAATCGATTTTATTAAGAAAAAACTTGACATTGGTGGAAAACATGACTAACTCTATTGAACCTCAGGTCGATTGGTCACCTGAACTTATGATTGAGGTGAATCTGAACGAACCAGATGATTTCCTTAAAATTCGTGAAACTCTTACTAGAATCGGAGTTGCGTCAAGAAAGGAAAGAAAACTCTATCAGTCTTGCCATATTTTACACAAGCAAGGTAGATATTATATTGTTCACTTTAAAGAATTGTTTGCCTTGGATGGTAAACACGCTAACTTGACTGTGAACGATGTTCAAAGACGTAATCGCATCACTCGTCTTCTTGTTGACTGGGGATTGATTGCCGTGGTATCAGAGAGCGCGATTGCAGATATTGCACCTCTTAATCAAATTAAAGTTTTGTCTTATAAAGACAAGGGAGATTGGATTTTAGAACCAAAATATAATATTGGAAAGAAAACCAAAAAAGTTGACGAATAAAAAATACGGGGTTCACTACCCCATTTTTTATGAGATGTTGTATAATTAATACAGGATGCCGAAAGGATCCACACAATACAAACTCGCTTTTTAAGGAGCTACTAAAATGACTAACCTAACAAGGTATACTGCTGCGGATTTTCCTGCACTGATGGAGAAGATTACTCGCAACTCTATTGGAATGGACGAATACTTTGACCGTCTTTTCCATCTTCACGAAACGACTTCCAACTATCCCCCATATAATCTAGTTCAAGTTAGTAATGTAGAATCAAGACTTGAACTTGCTCTTGCTGGATTTAGAAAGAAAGAGGTCTTTGTCTATACACAAGACGGCAAACTCTTTGTAGAGGGACAAAAAGAAGATAAAGAGACCGAATCAAACTATCTTCACAAAGGTCTAGCTCAACGCAGTTTTACAAGATCTTGGACGCTCTCTGATGATACAGAGGTGCGAGCAGTAGAATTTGAGGATGGACTTCTTACTGTTACTTTGGGCAGAATTGTTCCAGAATATCATAAGAGGAAGGACTATCTATAAATAAAAATAAAAAAATGAGATCCTTCGACGAGTTTCAAAAAATCGCATACAAAAACTCAATCCCTCATACGGTTTTTCGTAAAGGAAAATCCAAAAGGATTCCTAGAGGGTATGCAATTGCCATGGGAAGTTACTCAAGTGCTGGAGGCAGTGTTACTACTAATGGCACTGGCAACGGTGGTGATGGTAGCGGTAATGGTGGTGGCGGCGGAGAATAAATAAAACTGAATATCGTCGGCGCTATGCCTCAGAGGGGAACTGGTAAAATCCAGTTGACGCCCCTCTTTTTTCTTGCTATGATGTCTAAAGGAGGATTATGCTATGGACCCAAACCTGTTGATTTTTGAGAATGGTCTTGTTCTCTTAGCTATATTAGAGGAAACTGGTGCAGATCTTGGAGAACCAGATTGTAAGATTATAGAACCTTTTGTGGTTAATTCAGACGGAACTTTGTGTCCGTGGTTAGTTCAATATACTGTAAAAAATACTTTTAAAGTGCATTCAGATAAAATTTTGACTATCTCTGTTCCAAATGAAAAACTGTTACAAACTTATAAGGATGTGACTAAGTGAGATTTTATACAAATGTTCAAATGATTGGGAATCAGTTTTTGATTCGCGGATATGATAATGGTGAACATGTGATGTTTCGGGAAGAATATTTCCCAACATTGTTTGTGCCTTCAAAGAAAAAAACAAAGTATAAAACACTGGAAGGTGACTATGTAGAATCTATCAAACCAGGTTCTGTAAATGATTGCAGAGAGTTCTATAAAAAGTATGATGGAGTTGAGGGGTTTAAGATATATGGAAATGACAGATATGTGTGTCAGTATATTTCGGACAAATATTCAGAGGATGAAATCAAGTTTGATATTAGTAAAATTAAACTGTTTACTCTAGATATTGAAACTACTTCAGAACAAGGATTTCCTGATATTTCAAATCCAATCGAAGAAATTCTTTTGATTACGGTTCAAGACTATGCCACAAAGAAAATTACTACTTGGGGCGTTGGACCTTTTTATGCTAATCAAAATAATGTTCGATATATTGAATGTAAAACTGAACAAGATCTTCTTACTCAGTTTATTAACTGGTGGATGGACACAACTAACACGCCAGAGGTATTGACTGGGTGGAACATTCAACTGTTTGATATTCCATATCTTGTTCGTCGTTTGAGTCGTGTTCTTGGCGAAAAACTGATGAAAAGGTTTTCTCCTTGGGGACTTGTGTCTGAAAAGGAAGTCTATATTTCTGGGCGTAAGTATATTTCTTATGATGTAGGTGGGATCACTCAACTAGATTATTTGGACTTATATAAAAAGTTCACTTATACCAATCAAGAGTCTTATCGATTAGATCACATTGCTAAAGTAGAACTTGGTGCTCAAAAACTAGATCACTCAGAATATGATACATTTAAGGAGTTTTATACTAAAGATTGGAAAAAGTTTGTTGAGTATAACATCATTGACGTAGAACTTGTTGACCGTTTGGAAGACAAGATGAAACTGATTGAACTTGCAATCACGATGGCATATGACGCAAAGGTAAACTTTGTTGACGTGTTCTATCAAGTTAGAATGTGGGATACGATTATCTACAACTATCTCAAAAAAAGAAATATTGTAATCCCTCAGAAAAGCAGTTCACAGAAAGACGCCAAGTATGCTGGTGCTTATGTCAAAGAACCTGTTCCAGGAATCTATGATTGGGTCGTATCTTTTGACCTTAACTCATTGTATCCTCATTTGATTATGCAGTATAATATCTCACCAGAAACACTTCTTGAAGAAAGGCATCCAATTGTAAACGTTGATAAAATCTTAAACCAAGAGATTAACTTTGAGTTATATAAAGATCAAGCAGTGTGTGCAAACGGGGCAATGTTCCGTAAAGACGTGCGTGGATTTCTACCAGAACTGATGGAGAAAATCTATAAAGATCGCACCATTTATAAAAAGAAAATGCTTGCGGCAAAACAAGAATATGAAAAGAAAAAGACAAAAGAACTGGAAAAGGAGATTGCTCGGTGTAACAACATCCAAATGGCAAGGAAGATTCAGCTTAACTCTGCTTATGGTGCTATCGGCAATCAGTATTTCCGTTATTACAAACTAGCAAACGCAGAGGCAATCACTCTATCGGGTCAGGTTTCCATCCGTTGGATTGAGAACAAGATGAATGCCTATTTAAACAAGATTCTTAAAACTGACGGAGTTGATTATGTCATTGCTTCAGATACTGATTCTATCTACCTTAACATGGGTCCTTTGGTTGAAACTGTATACAAAGGAAGAAAAAAAACTACTGAAGGCATTGTTTCGTTCCTTGATAAGATCTGTCAGGTGGAACTTGAAAAGTATATTGAGGGTTGTTATGAAGAACTGGCGACCTATGTAAATGCGTATGATCAGAAGATGCAGATGAAGCGTGAGAACATTGCCGAACGTGGAATCTGGACTGCGAAGAAGCGTTATATTCTCAATGTCTGGGACAGTGAAGGTGTTCGTTATGAGGAACCTAAACTGAAGATGA